GAAGGCACACTACTTCCTGGTCCTGGCTTTGGAGCTTTGCAAACTAAGGGCAAAGGCATTGCTGCAAGTGCCCTGATTAGTGGATCGTTTCCCCTTCTATTTGGACAAGGATTACCAGGTGCAATAGCTGGTGGCCTGGGTGGTGGATTAGGAGCAAAGTTTGGCGGACAGATGGGAGGTTTTGCAGGAGGTCTTGTTGCTACTGCTGTACTCCAGACGTTTAATAATATAAAGGATGCTGTTAATCAATTTGGTGCTGAACTAAATGATCCTACAAAAAACCTAGATGCACTAACCGCTAGAATAAAAAACTTTGATAAGTCTATAGAAATAAGTGTAAGCACACTAAAAAATGCAGGACTAGATCAAGTAGCAGGAGAGCTTGCCAGCTTAACTATGCAACAGCGATTTAAAGGACTAGATTCTGTGAAGAATTTAAACAAAGAGATAGTTAAGTTCCAGCAAGGGGCAGCAGACTTAGCTACACGACTAAGTATTTTAGTAGCAGGACCACTCACTTTTCTGTTTAAGACATTAAATCTAATTAGTGGAAGTGCTGATAAAGCTGCAAGTGAACTTACAACATCAGAAGCAGTACAAGAGCAACAAATTGCCCTAGATGCACAATTAGAAGCAGAACGAATTTTAGTTAAACGACTTGAAGATGCAGAAAAAAGGTTAGCCGAAATACCGAGATTTAAGATAGGTGAGGAAGTCGAGACTAGATTCGAAATATCTGCTATAGAAAAATCCCTAAAACTTACTAGAGAAAATATAAAGGATAGCGAAAGACTACTAGAAATAAGAAAATTACAAAGAGATATTCTTTTATCTGAAGGGCAAGTACTAGAAGGCCAAATAAATTTAGAAAAAATGAAAGCTGACGTTACGAGAGGAAATATAAACGAAAAAGCGGTTGCTATTGAACAAAAACGAATAGATATAAAGAAAATAGAGAATAAGTTACTGCTAGAAGAGCAAAATTTAAGATCTATGATAGAAAATAAAGTTTCCAGATCAGAAATAGAAACACAAAAAGAAAAAATTAAAAACCTTCTGAAAGAACTAAATTTAACAACTTTAATAGCTGATGAAAGAATTAGAGCAGCCGATCCAGCTTTAAGTCGTATAGATGAGCTAAATAGAAAAATGCGTGATCTAAACGATACAACTCTTCAAGCTGTTAATTTATCTAAAGCAATGGGTGAATCATTTGAAGATTCATTTAAGGGCATAATTAAAGGCACAATGACTGTTGCTGATGCGTTTAGAAATATGCTGAATAGAATAGCAGACTTCTTCTTAGACACTGCTGCACAATTAGCTGCCACCCAACTTCAAAAAGGTATTTTAAGTTTGTTCGGTAATATGTTCAACTTCAGCACCAAGTCAGATCCTTTATCAAGTTTTACCGCAGCAACACCAGGTGAAGTTACGATGGCTGATTTTAAGGCAAATGGAGGGCCAGTAAGAGGTGGTAGAAGTTATGTTGTTGGAGAACGTGGTCCAGAAATGTTTACACCTGGAGTTTCTGGTATGATTACACCAAATCATGCTCTTGGTGGTTCAACTAATATTGTTGTAAACGTAGATGCTTCTGGTTCTTCTGTTGAGGGAGATGAAGAACAAGGTAGAGAACTTGGTCGTCTTATATCAGTTGCAGTACAATCTGAAATAGTACAGCAAAAACGACCAGGAGGATTACTTGCATAATGGCTACTTTTCCTTCAATAAAACCTACATACGGACAACAAAAAAGATCCGCACCAAATACCAGAACAATTCGTTTTGCGGATGGTTATGAGCATAGAATTTTATTTGGATTGGCAGAGCACCAGAATCCAAAAGTTTATAATTTTACCTTTAATGTCTCTGAAGTGGAAGCAGATGAAATAGAAACCTTCCTTGATGCCCGTGCAGAAGATAGTGCTAGCTTTGATTTTACTGCACCTGGAGAAGCTGCTGCACAGAAATTTGTTTGCGAAAATTGGTCAAAATCTATACCATATAACAATAGAGCAACGATTCAGACAACATTTAGAGAAGTATTTGAACCATGAGTACTGCTCCGATTATTACTGATCTACAAAAGATCAATCCTTCAGCAATAATTGAATTATTCAGTATTACAACTGATGCTGCATTACATGGATCAGCAGCTACTTATAGATTTCATAACGGAACAAATGCACTAAGTAATGGAGATATTATTTGGGCTGGTAATACCTATATAAAAATGCCAATACAAGCAGAAGGTTTTGCTTTTAGAAAAGGTCAATTACCTAGACCTACGCTTACTGTTAGCAATGCACTTGGAACTATTACTGCTATTTTGTTAAACGTAAACTCAATCACAACAGGTAACGATTTGACAGGAGCTACTGTGACAAGAATTAGAACTTTGGCACGTTATCTTGATGGAGCTAATTTTGCTGGTAATACTAATCCACTTGGAACACCAGATCCTACAGCAGAGTTTCCTCAAGAGATATACAAGATTGATAGGAAATCAACAGAGAATAGAGAAATTGTACAGTTTGAATTAGCAGCAGTATTTGATCTTGCTGGTATTCGTGCTCCTAAAAGACAATGTACTAGAACAGAGTTTCCTTCGATTGGTACGTTTATAGCATGAATTGGAAAGAAGAAGCACTTACTCATGCGAAAGACCAAGATCCTAAAGAATCTTGTGGTTTATTGTTAAATATTCGAGGAAAAGAAAGATATTTTCCTTGTCGTAATCTTTCAATGACAAATCATCAATGTTTTATTATTGATCCAGAAGATTATGTAAAAGCAGATAATACTGGAGAAATAACTGCTGTTGTTCATAGCCACCCTGTAACACCTCCTACACCTAGTCAGGCAGATCAGATTAGTTGTGAGCAAAGTAAACTTCCATGGCATATTGTTAATCCAAAAACAGAACAATGGGGTTATTGTGAACCATGTGGATATAAACCACCCTTACTAGCTAGACCTTGGGTTTGGGGTATAACTGATTGCTGGAGTTTAGTAAGAGATTGGTATAAAGAAGATAAAAATATTGAACTTAGAGATTGGGATAGACCTACAACACCAGAAGAGTTTATATTAAATCCGATGTTTGAGCAATGTGCTTGGAGAACTGGTTTTAGAGAACTAAGGCCAGAGGAAAAAACAATGAATGGAGACTTGTTATTTATGTCTATTGGATCTCCTGGTTTAAATCATGTAGCTATTTTTCTAGATGGAGATGTTTTACATCATTTAACCGATAGACTATCTTGTAGAGAACCTTATTCTCAATGGTTATTAAAATGCACAGGAGGGAGGTATCGTTATGTTGCGTAAACTAAAGCTATATGGCGAACTTGCTCAGTTTGTAGGGCATAAAGAATTTGAAATACAGGTAGATAGTCTTACAAAAGCAGTTAGTTTCCTTATTAATAACTTTCCGCAAGTAGAGAAATATATGAATCCTAAATATTACCAAGTAAAAGTTGGTAATTATGCTGTTAGCGAAGAAGAAATACACCACCCAATAGGACAGGAAGATATACATATCGTTCCTGTTATATCTGGTGCTGGAGGTGGACTAGGTAAAACTTTATTAGGTGCTGCTTTAATTGGAGGAGCTTTCTTATTTACACCATTAACCGCAGGATCATTTTTTAGTCCAATTGTTGCACCAGGATCTTTTGCAGCAGCGTCAGGAATAACAAAAGCAGCAGTAGCTATAGGTGGTTCTTTAGTTTTATCAGGTGTAAGTGAAATGTTATTTCCTGTTCCTAAACCAAAAGAATTTAAGTCAGAGCAAGATCCACAGTTGTCATTTAGTTTTTCTGGTACGCAAAATACATCAAGAGCAGGTACACCTGTGCCTTTAGTCTATGGAGAAATAGTAACAGGATCAGTTGTTATAAGTGGTGCAGTTGATACTCAGCAGGTACAAGCATGACTAAACCCAAAATTATTAGAGGATCTGGAGCACCTTCTCCTCCTACCCCACCTCAACCAACTAGAGCACCTGATACCTTACATAGTAGGCAGTTTGCTACTTTTCTTGACCTTATTTCTGAAGGAGAGATTGAAGGTTTTGCTACTGCTTCAAAGGAAGGTAGAACACAAGGAACTGCTGCATATAATAATGCTGCATTGAAAGATGTATTTCTTAACGATACTCCTGTTCTAAAAGCAACTGCTGATTCTACTAATCCAGTTACAACTGATTTTAATTTTCAAGATGTTACTTTTAATCCTAGATTTGGAACATCAGGTCAGACAAAAGTTGAAGGTATTGAAAGTAGTTCTTCTGTTACAGCAGTAGGTATTACTGTTACTCAATCCTCTCCTGTTACAAGACAGATAACAAATTCAAATGTTGACGCAGTAAATGTAACTATAACCTTCCCACAATTACAAAGAGCAACAGATCAGGGAGACTTATTAGGCTCTTCTGTTCAATTAAAAATAGCAGTTCAATATAATTCTGGTGGTTTTACTGATGTTATTAATGACACTATTACAGGTCGAACTGCTGATGCTTACCAAAGGGATTACAGGGTAAATCTTACGGGTGCTTTTCCTGTTGATATAAGAGTTACAAGAGTAACAGCAGATAGTACATCTACAAGTCTTATAGATGCTTTTACATGGACAAGTTTTGGTGAAATTATTGATGATGCTTCAACTTATGCCAATAGTGCTTATGCTTCTCTCAGATTGGACTCTATGCAGTTTCAATCAATACCAACAAGAAAGTATCGTATCAGAGGAATAAAAGTAAGGATTCCAGGTGCTGGTGCTAGTGGATCTGGTACTCCTACAGTTGACGTTAATACTGGTCGAATTATTTATCCAGACGGATATATCTTTAATGGTGTTATGGGTGCTGCTCAATGGTGCTCATGCCCTGCGATGGTGTTATTGGACTTACTTTTAGACACACGTTATGGATTTGGAAATCATATAACAGAAAGTTCTCTTGATTTATTTTCTTTCGTTACTGCTAGTAAATTTGCAAATACATTGGTATCAGATGGATTAGGAGGACAGGAAGCTAGATTTAGTTGCAACGTAAATATTCAATCATCTAGTGAAGCGTTTGATCTTATAAATGAACTGGCAGGTGTTATGAGATGTATGCCAATATGGTCTGCTGGTAGTATTCAACTTGCACAAGATAGTCCAAAAGATGCAAGTTATTTATTTAACCTTGCCAACGTAACTGAAGAAGGATTTAGCTATTCGGGAAGTGGATTAAAAACAAGAAATACTGTAATTTCTGTTTCGTATTTCAATATGGATAGTAGAGAGATAGATTATGAGGTTTATGAAGATACCGCCTCAATAGCTAAGTTTGGGGTAATTATTAAGCAGGTAAAAGGATTTGCGTGTACATCTAGAGGACAAGCTAGAAGATTAGCAAAAGCTATTTTATTTGCTGAACAAAATGAAAGTGAAATTGTAGCATTTTCAACTTCTATAGATTCTGGTGTTGTTGTAAGACCTGGTGCTGTTATAGAAATAGCTGATCCTGTTCGTTCTGGTGTAAGGAGAGGAGGAAGAGTAAGTGCTGCGACAACGACTGAAATAACTGTAGATGATTCTGCTGCAACTGATTTGGCAACAACAAACAATCCAACTCTTAGTGTTATTTTACCTGATGGAACGATGGAAACTAAAAGTGTCTCATCTATCTCAGGTGCAGTAATTACAGTTGATAGTGCCTTTTCTCAAGCACCAAATGTAAATGCAGGTTGGCTTTTACAGAATGATACAGTTGAAGCTCAAAAATTTAGAGTGATAACAGTAGAAGAATCTGATGGTATTAACTATGCGATTACTGCTTTGTCCTATGTAAATGCTAAATATGCTTTTATCGAGGATGGTGCAAGTTTA